GGCCCAACGATTTCATCTACAGGAAGTAGTGACACGAATATCGATATCAATGTTGTTCCCGCAGGAACCGGGAATGTTAATTTATCAGCGGATGCAGTTCAAGTGGGCGATAATAATGCTGACGCAACGATTACCACACAAGGCACCGGAGATTTAATTTTAAATACAAACGCTGGAACTAATTCAGGAAATATTACAATTGCTGACGGATCGAATGGTGATATTACTATTACTCCAGATGGCACAGGTGTAGCGAAAGCAGTTGATGGAGCCGATGCAACGGGTGCTATAAAAATTGCAGGAACAGAAACAATTTGGGTTCCGGCACAAGCAATGTTTGGCACGACAACAAATGGAGCAGCGGCAGAAGCAGTTGAAACGACAGCAGTTCGACCTGAATTAAAAGTTCTAGATTTTGATGCAAGTACAGCTGAATATGCACAATTTTCTATTGCGATGCCTAAATCATGGAATTTAGGTACAGTAACCTATCAAGTTTTTTGGAGTCCAGGTAATACCAATACGGATAACTGTATTTTTGGTCTTCAAGGTCTTAGCTGTACAGAAGGTGACACAGCTGATGCTGCTTTTGGAACAGCTGTAGAAGTCACAGATGCAGGAATCGGAACTGTAGAAGATGTACAAATGACTGCTGTAAGTGGTGCAATAACAATTGCCGGATCTCCAGCTGACGATGATTATACATTTTTTCAACTTTATAGAGACGCAGCCGATGGTAGTGATACTTTTACTGGTGATGCACGAGTACTCGGAATTAAATTATTTTATACAACAGACGCGGCTAACGACGCATAAACTTAACGGGAGGAAAGAAATATGGCATTTGGATATCAAATTTTAGGATTCGGAGCAGGCGGCGCTGGCGGACCCCCTTATAATATACAATATTTAGTATTAGCAGGTGGTGGATCTGGAAGCGACTTTGGATACGGTGGCGGCGGCGGTGGCGCTGGGGGTTATCGTACTATTGCAAGTAAATCATTTGAAGTAGTACCTGGTAAAAATTATACAGTGACCATAGGAGCAGGCGGCACAGGTCAGGCAGCACCTAATTGTGCTTATGGTACAAAAGGATCAGACTCAGTTTTTGATACAATAACTTCTACTGGCGGAGGCGGCGGAGGCGGAGTAAACTTTGCTCCTGGTTGTGTTCCCTTTACTTGCCAATCACTTGCAGCCGGAGGATCTGGCGGCGGTGGCGGCGCATACTTTAGAACATCTTATATAGCCCCATCAGCTGGTACTGGAAACACACCTCCAGTAAGTCCATCACAAGGTTATGGTGGTGGATTAGCAGCTTCAAATGGACCTCCAAGTTCTGATGGTAATCCTAGCGGTCGACATGGCGGCGGCGGTGGTGGTGCCGGCGGAACGGGCGGAGCTGCTACAACAGGTTCACCAGGAGCAGGTGGATCAGGCGCAGCGTCTTGTATATCAGGATCTTCAGTTACAAGAGCGGCAGGTGGCGCTGGAGATAGTCAGGGAAGTGGAAACCCCTCTCCAAATCAACCCGATAATTCAGGAGATGGATCTGTTGGAACAATATCTCCAATAGGAGAAGGTGGAAGCGGAGGATCTGGTGTAGTTATTATTAGAAGAGCCACAGCAGATTCAAGCACTACTTCAGGGACAGTAACAACAAGTGGAGATGATACAATTCACTCTTTTACTAGTCCGGGAACTTTTCAAGGTTAATTATGGCTCATTTTGCAAAGATATCAGAGGACAACGAAGTTCTACAAGTTGTTTACATGGATGACAAAGATACCCAAGATAAAGACGGAGTTGAGATAGAATCAGAAGGTCAATATCATTTAGAAAAACATAATCATTGGCCTAAACATTTATGGATAAAATGTTCTTACAGAACAAGAGCTGGCAAACATTATGAAAATGATAATGCTACTTTAAGTTCTGATCAATCAAAAGCATTTAGAAAAAATTATCCTGGCATAGGTTGGATATGGGATCCTGAAAATGATTTATTTAGAAGACCACAACCATACCCAAGTTGGACACTAAATTTAACAACTGGAAGATGGGAGCCTCCTGTTGCTAAACCAGAGCCATCAGATGAGGCTCTTGCAGAACATTATGAGTGGGATGAAAATAATCAAAATTGGGTTTTAAGTCCTAGAAACAGTTAAACAGTTAAACAGTTAAACTGTTTGACTTTAAATTTATATTTAATATAGTTTATCAATAAATGAGAAAGTTAATACTATCAGAAAAAGCTCTATATTATGGCGAAGTCAAAATGCCAAAAGGTTTTGAAATGGATAGATATTTTATTAAAGCAGATGCCATACAAAGTTCACTTCTTTTAAAAAAAACAGTAAGTGATAATATTTATGATCACGCTTACGATGATTATCAAATATTAGATACTACATATGTAATTCCTTTGGTTACTTACATAAAAGATTTTTTTAATTTAAGGTTTAGTAGAAGTTTAGTATTAGAAAAATGTTGGTCTAATATTTACAATACTAATGAATCCTCTCGTTCTAGAAACACAGTAAATATATTAAACATGAAAGAATCTCCAGATTATGTTTTAGTATATGGAGTTGACGTTTCAGATAAAAATGCAATAGTAAATATAGAGTATAATGATAATAGAAGAAAAGGTGGGTCTTGGCATGCGCCTATTAAAGATAATCATTTTGTAATGTTTCCCTCAAACTTAAAATATTTTATTAGTAAGAATAATTCAACAAATTCAAGTACTTTTTTAACTTTAACCTTTACCTACATCTAATGATTATAGAAAAACAATATTGTTGTTTTGTTGAAGCAATTCCAAATAGAGTTTGCGATGACGTATTAAAATGGGCAAATTATTTAAGAAGTCAAAATAAAGAAAAAATAGGGTTTGTAGAGGGTATTACTAAAGAGGACGTTGAAAAATCTAATAAAGCAAAAAACAATTTACTTGCTAACAGAAACTCTAACGTTATCTGGATGGACTCAGCTTGGTTATTTAAAGAATTAGTACCGTTTGTTAAAAAAGCAAACATAGAAGCTAAATGGAATTTTGATTGGGAGTTTTCTGAACAGCTTCAATTTACTAAATATGAACCAGGGCAACATTACGAATGGCATCAAGATGCTTTTACATATGACAGGAAATTAAATGGAAAAATGATGAATAGAAAATTATCTGTTGCTTTGTCTTTATCTAATCCTGATGAGTATGAAGGTGGTGAATTAGAATTTGATTTTTTAAATAAGGGTAAAGGAGTCCCTAATATTAGAGTATGTAAAGAAGTTAAAACAAAAGGATCACTAGTTGTTTTTCCATCTTTCTCATGGCACAGAGTGACTCCTGTAACAAGAGGCACAAGGCATAGTTTAGTTATGTGGAGTAATGGAGTCCCTTGGAGATGAACTTATTTCCGTTGTTTGGAGATGCAGTGGCGTTTACAAAAATTAATGTTGATAATAATAAAGTTTTAAACATTTTAAAACAAACTAATTTTAAAATAAGAAAACAAAAATTAGGATCTTTGGTTAGTGATACTTTTAATTTTTTAGAAAGATGTAGTTTTTTAGAAAAAGAAATAAATAAAATTTTAAAAGACTATATATTTAATGTATTAAGACAGAATACAGATTTTCAATATACAACAAGTTGGGCTACTAAAACAACGTTTGGAAATAAAGCTGATGCGCATGCTCATGGAAACTCCTGGTTAACTGGAGTATATTATCCAGTAGGAGACAAAAATTTTAAAATAAAATTACATTCATTAAAGCCAACGTTTTGGTCGGATAGAGTCATAGACTATAATATATACAACTCAAGAACGTGGACTTTTGACATAATAGAAGATAATCATTTAATAATTTTTCCTAGTTTTGTTCCTCATGAGGTATTGACTAATAACTCAAAACAAGATAGATATTCAATAGCTTTTAATATAATTCCAAAAGGAACTATATATCAAAATACAGATAGCGAAATTACATTATGAAAGAAAATATTATAGAAATAAAAGAAGTTGAAGTAGCTAAAAATTTTTATTTTAAAACACCTGTTTGGCATACACACAATCACAACTTTTTAGAAGAATTTAATAATATATGTGATGAGCATTTAAAAAAACCAAATGATAAAAATATTGGAAAATTTTCATATGTAAATCATTCTGAAAACTTATTAAAAGATCAAAGGTTTCATAAATTTTTAGACTACGTAGGCACTTTATCAGGAGACTTTTTAGTTGAGTCTGGTTTTGATTTAAAAAAATATGTGCCAACTTTTACAGAACTATGGGTGCAAGAGTTTCCTAAAGCAGGAGGAGGTTATCACTCTTGTCATATACATCACAATCAACACGTAAGTGGTTTTTATTTTTTAAAATGTTCAGGTAAAACGTCTTATCCAGTTCTTCATGACCCTAGATCAGGAGCTTTAGCAACTAAGTTACCTGAAATAGATGGAACAAAAATAACAGAAGCTAACGCCTCTTTTCATATAAGACCCACTCCAGGATCATTAATTTTATTTCCAGGTTATATAGCTCATGAATATGTTGTTGATCCAGGGTTAGATGATTTTAGGTTTATGCATTTTAACTTACAGGCTGTTCAAAATGAAATTTAAAAAAAATAAATATTTAGTTTGTAAAGAAGCTTTGTCAAAAGAAATGACAGATTTTATTTATAATTATTTCTTATTAAGAAAAAAAGTGGCGATGACTTTATTTAAAGAAAACTGGATATCTCCATTTTCAAAAGAGTGGGGTTTTTGGAACGATAAACAAGTTCCTAATACTTATTCCCATTACGCAGATTTGGTTATGGAAACTTTACTTATGAAATTACAATCTTTAATAGAGAAAAAAACAAAATTAAAATTAAACCCCAATTATTCCTTTGCAAGAATTTACAAAAAAGGAGATGTGCTACACAGACACAAAGACAGATTTAGTTGTGAAACATCTGCAACATTAAATTTAGGTGGGGATCCTTGGCCAATATATATAAGCCCTAAAGAAAATGTAGGCTTGGCGGAATCTAGTGGTGGAAAAAAAGGAATCACAACAACAAGTAATGCTAAGGGTATTAAAGTAAATTTAAAACCAGGGGACATGTTAATTTATCAAGGTGTAGAACTAGAGCATTGGAGAGAAGCGTTTGAAGGTCATCACTGTGCTCAAGTATTTGTACACTACAATACTAAAAAGTATACTGAAACTGGTGCGCTACTTGATGGAAATATTTATGATTCAAGACCACACTTAGGATTACCAAGCGATTTTATTAAGAATATTAGAATATATAATGAATTATCAAGTAATAGATAATTTTTTACCAAATAAAAATTTTAATTTAATAAAGGAGCTGGTATTTAAAGATATCTTTAATTGGTTTTATCATCCAGATGTAAATTATCAAAATCAAAATAGTGAGAATATGTTGTTTTATTTTACACATCTCTTTTACGGAAACGATAAACCATTAAGTCCATACTATGGTTTGATAAAAGAAAATTTAATATCTTTTCTTAATGTAAATTCTTTAATTAGAATTAAAGCTAACTTATATCCTAATCAGCATATTAAAAAAACGAACGGCTATCATACTGATTATGATTATCCTCACAAAGGAGCCATATTTTATTTAAACACAAATAATGGTAGAACATTACTAAATGAACAAATAAAAATAGATAGCATTGAGAATAGAATTTTACTGTTTGATCCTTATTTATCACACGATTCTGAAAATTGCACAGATCAAAAAGTTAGAGTTAACATAAATCTTAATTATTTTTAATAACATGTTGATAGAAGAACACAAACTATTTCCAACTTTAGTTCTTCAAATTAAAAAATTTTTATCGGATGACGACCGTGTTAAAATTTTAGACATCCTTAAAAATAAAGAAAGTTTATTGCACAAACATGGTGCCATAAAAGGAGAGAGTGCTTTTTCTTCTTATGGACAATACTCTGATTTTATTTTTGAAGTTAAGGGTTTAGATAAAAAAATATTAAAATATAGTAAGGAGTATTCGACTAGATCAGGATTTGATGTGGTTGGTGAGATAGGCAACTCTTGGATAAATGTGGAGGGTAAAGACTCTTCTTTAAAAAAACATAGTCATCCAAATTCTATTTTATCGGGGGTAATTTTTGTCAGGTGTAATCATCAAAGCAGACCCTTATATTTTTATAATCCTAATCCTTTTGTTAGCTATACAAAAGTAAGATACCCCAAAGATTGCACGTATGAATGGTTTAGATTTTTACCTCAACAAGGTGATATGTTGATATTTCCAAGCTGGCTTCGCCATGGTTCTGATGAAGAAAAAAACCTTAGTGAAGGAAGAACAGCAATTAGTTTTAATGTAATATGAAATATAAAATAATTGATAGTTTTTTATCAAATAAAGAGATTAATATTTTAAGAAATTTTTATGAAAACAATAAAGAATCTGCTAGGGCCTATAGAGATATATTTGTCTTAGAAATATTAGGGATTTTTAAAAATTTAGAAAAAAAATATAATCGTGTTTATGAAAAGAATGGTGTCGATTGGTTACAACTTACACATTGGCCAACAGGCTCTTTTCAAAAACCACACAAAGATTTTGCATCAGATATTACAACATTAACTTCTATAACATATCTTAATGATGATTTTGTTGGAGGGGAAACTTGCTCTGAAAATGGGACAGTAATTAAACCTAAAAAAGGAAGAACACTATTTTTTGATGGGCAAAAATATGCTCATAGAGTTAATAGAGTTGAAGAGGGAAATAGATACACCGTTTCGGTCTGGTATAAATATAAAAACATTATGGAGCATATATAATAGCCCCTCTATAATGATTGATTCCCGAGCTAGAATGGACTATATCCCTAGTTAAGAACAAAGACAGTTGATTCCTACCACAATCTAGTATATTTCTAATACCTAGGACCCTATAAAAAATTTTTGGACTACTTTTTACTATGGTCCCAGAATTTATGGGATAACTGGATTTTCTATGCTACAAAAACTAGGCTTTGCACCGGGATTTAATAAACAAGTCACCTCAACAGGCGCTGAAGGTCAATGGACTGGAGGCGACTATGTTCGTTTTCGTTATGGTTCTCCTGAAAAAATAGGGGGATGGGACCAACTCGGCGAAGACAAACTAACCGGAGCGGGCAGAGCTCTACACCATTTTGATGATAACGCAGGCGTTAAGTTTGCTGCAATTGGTACGAACAGAATTTTATACGTCTACTCAGGGGGTCAGTACTACGACATTCATCCTATTCGAACAACGATAACCGGTTGTGA